AAAAAACATTATATAATAAATTGTATGGTTGTTAAGCAATTATTTTTTTAATTTTGATTGAGATTTTTTTTCATCATACTCTCTATATATTAATATAACATCTAAAAACCATGCTTCTAATAACCATACTTGTTTATTAGGTATTCTATCTTTTGATATGTATTCAGCACATTTACTAATAACTTGCATAAATTGTTTATTTGTTAAAATTTTTTGGAAAAAATTATTAAAACTATAGAAGATATCAGTTAATTCCGTTTTTTCTAATAATCGAAAACATACTTCACGTAATCCATGATAATTTTGTGTTGTAAATTTTTCATCTTCAATAAATCGCATGATTTCAACTTTTTCTTGACTAAAAAGATCTCTATTTAATATACTTGGATCTATAGATAACATATCAAGATATAAAAAAGCAGCTCCATAATCTCCATTACTTTTTTCAATTATTTTATCAATAATTATTTCAAATATTGGTTTTTCAGCAATTTTTAATAAGTTTTTTTTAAAATTTTGAGAAATATTTTTACCAATATATAGATTAAAAACACGATGAATTATTTTATTTGGAATTTTAGTAATTTGATTACAAAAAAACCAAAATCTTGATTTTTTATAATCGGATTCAATAAGTGTTCCTAATAAATTTTGTGTATTTTTATCTAAAATATCTATATTAGATAAAATATATAAATTAGGCTTCATATTTATACTATTTAATTTAGAATATTCGACTATAAATTCATTAAATTCTACAATATTCCATTCCTTACAATCTATAATATAACAATATTCATTATAATTATAATTATTCTCTTTATATTGATGTGTTTTAAAAGGATTATTAGGATATTTTATATGTAGTAATTGTTCAAATACATACGTATAATCAACTTGATTAGTGTTAAATAATATGTTACTATCATCGACTGATAATAATATTTTTTTTGTATTTTCTAAACTTGGAAATAATTCAAAAATATCCAATTCTTTAAGTTTTTCAATATACATTATACTTAATTAGTAATAATCTATTTTTTAAGTTTATTTATATTATACTTTTTAGTTATATGAAATATATGAATAAACGTGAAATTTTAATTGAATTTATAAAGAGTTTAGATAATGAAAAATTAGATGATGTTTATAGTATTTTGTTTAATGAAAGTAATAAAAAAACAGATTTAATAATTGACAAACTATTACCATTTATTACATATATTTACATGACATTAACTGAAGAACAGATTAATATGTTATTTACAAATCATAATCATTAAATTAACATACTTTATAAAGTATTTTCTAATAAAGACATATAGTGGTCTGTTCCATCACTATAACGTTTCCAGAGTAAATAAAATGGCAAGCTACCATTTTGTTTCTGTTTAAATGGGGTAATTGTTTGAGTGTGTAGAAATCTTACATCTTTATTAGGATGATCATTTTTTATAACACCTTCATATATTTTTGAATTATTTTTATTAAAACGCACAGGTCTATAAATATGAATAGGAACATTATATAAATTTGCTATAGCTACTTGTTCAGGTAATCCTCCCCAAATAGGTTCTTCTTCTATATCACGACGAATATACAAATCAAAAGGTATTTCATGTGTCATCTCAATCACTTCTCTCATTTTTATACCTAGTTCTGGAAATAAATCGTCACGGTGTTTATCTAACCAGGCTAATGTTTTGACTTCTAATGCTATTCGTGCCTTTTCAATATATTCTAAATCTACATTATGAGTATTATCATTATTTTTGTTTAAACGAAATGTACGCTTGTTAATTAATGAAAATGGATTACTATTTATTTCAGAACGATGTATCATATTATTAATTATTGCTCTGTAAAAACATTTATTATCACCATCTACATCCTTGATTTTAAAATTATTTTGGTCTAAAGTATTTTTTTTAAATAATTCATAATCCATATTGATAACTCTATATATATGTATTATAAATTATATTTAATCAATTTTATTATGTTTTTTTCTACTAAAAAAAAACATACTATCTTCCGCGGAATTTTCTATATTATCTATTAATTTATTAAATTGATATACTATACATAATAAAAATAATATAAAAAATAAAAAAAAATATAACATCTTGATTAATAATCTATTTATATTTTTAAGTATTTACGCCAGATTAAAACTACAATAAGTTGTATGGATAACACTATCATTATGTATTCTTTTAGAAAATTTTCCAATAATTTATTTATAAAATATACAATGCCTACAGAACCAAAATGTATGTATAAACCTAATAAAAATAAATTTAAAATTTGTATTAAAACACTACATAAATTATAATTAAAAAAAAATAACATACTATTTATTTGTATTACAAGATAAAAAACTGAAAAACTAATGAATATATCTTCAAATAAATATTGTTTTAAATAAAACATTAATAGGGAACTCTCTATTGCCGCAATAAATATCCAAAAACTCATTGAAAATCTATTTAATATATTGCGTATATTACTATTTAATAATCGGTCTCTAGGTTTATCTATCATTACATACAAATATGGATGGATTAAACACCAAACAAGATGAAAACCTTGATGAACAAAAAAATCAAATAAACCATTAATACCATCCCCATATAGTAATATCCAAAATAAAACAAATCCTATACTACAACTTTTAAACATAGTCATTAAACTAATAATTTGATTACGTTGACTATAATAATAACCCGTCTTAAAACAATCCTCTAATCGCAGAAAATTATCACATACAAAATCCCCATAACTTTCTATATTTTCACTTAATGCTACGCCAATATTCGCAGAGGACAACATTTTAATATCATTTAATCCATCACCTATAGCTAGTGTTTTTTTACCACTGATTTCTATTAAATCTATAACTGATTTTTTACCATTCGGAGTTAAACTATAACCTACTAATATTGGTTTGAGTTTTAAAATATCAATAAAAATAATTTGTGTCTCTCTTTCTAATAATAATGCTTCTATAAAGTCATTATTAAATAATAAACATATCTTACTATAATGAATATTAAAATTACTGAGATAGATTTTACGCAGTATATCAATATTATCAAGACTTATTACCTTTGTATCGTCACTAATCAATCCAGCATTTTTTGATACTGCTAGTGCTGTTATTTTACGGTCTCCTGTAAGTAGTCCAAAACCTATATTATTATTTAAATACCATTTGATTGAATGTTCTACATTTGATACAAGACTATCTTGAATTCCCAGCAAACCAATCAAATTAAGGTTTTTCTCAAAATTTTCAACAAATAATTGACGTTCAGTAACACTAAGCGCTTCATAATCTATAATTTCTTGTTTATCTATTTTCCTACATGCTAATCCTAATATACGCAAACTATTATCGGTTTCGGTCAGTTTATTATCAAGATTTAACAATTTATCTTTGTCATTTTTATTAAGTAATACAGTAAGTCGATTGATAGATGCCTTTGTAAAAATTATATACTCTCCAGTTTTTTTATTCAAATATATTTGACTACTAATTGGTCTCAATAAATTAAACCCTAAACCTTCCGTTGGATATCTTATGTATTCCTCAATATTTCCATAAATATCTAAAACTACATGATTATCAACATAGGATATTTTACTATTTAAATATAAATATCTCTGATGAATTGTCTTATCTTCAGGCGTTTGATATGTTCCATCACTAATACTAATAGATAAACCTAATCCACGAATTAAGTCTCTTGATAGTAATTTATCTTGAACATCTAAATGATATATATTTTCATCACAATCTATCATTTTCATTAATTCCAAAATATTTTTAGTTATTGTTCCAGTTTTATCAGACAATATATAATCAATAAATGGATATTGGTCCACTAAGTATGGACTATTTACTTTAATACCTTTACCAAATTTTTTAGATTCTAAACCACGAAATAAGGATAATAAAATTTTTATTGAAAAAGGTATTATACCATTTAGAACTATCCAACTTTGAATACTACACAAAATAAAATAATGAAAAAAATGTAAAAAATTTCCATTTACATTATAAATAGTTTTATAAATAGTAATACCCATCACTAAACTAACTAATAAATAAATTGTAGTATTCATCATAAAATTACTAATTTTATTCATAATCGTATTTTGCTTATTATTAGAATTATATTTTTTATCTTGTAATTTACAATCAACAGAACAATTTATAACTATACCTAGACAACCTTCACTTAATAAATTAGCATTATTAACTAATAAACAACGATGATTAAAATTTAACGTATTACCATTTCTAAATATTATTGAACCATCAATATCAAAAATACTCTGCTTATTATCACTTTTTATTTTTATTTTACCCATCCTAAAATCATCTAATCGTAATTCAAATCCAATTTTATCAACAATTACAGGATAACTTTCACCATTTAAATTAGCTAAATTAATTTTACAATAATCATGTCGACTTTGAATTTCTGTGAAATAATCTATTAATAAAATATCCATTGGAATATTTTGATTTTTTTCAAGTGATATTACTTCACCCGGATATATATCTTGATTACATTTTTCAATCCATTTATTATCATTATAATCCCATAATTTATACTTTTTATGATTTCTATTATAATCCTGCAAAAATAGCATAAACCATTTACAATAATCACCACCTATTTCTAATAATAAACATAATAATAATGGAATTATAGTACTATACGGACCGGTAGGACTCCAATATTTTGGCAGTAAGCCTATTTGCTCAATAGTCAATAATTGAAAAATACCTATACATAAAAAATATAAATTTTCAACATTCTTAAAATAATGTTTAATAGTCACAAATGGCAACATATAAAAACAATGTTCATTTCTATTTATTTTATTACTTTTAAATTTTTTATTAGCAGTACCTATTATAATCTCACGCATTATTGTTCATACGATTAATATATACTTTTTAAATAACCTTTATATATTTTATATTATTTTGGTTTTATAGAATATTTCATATGAACACACTTATCAAAAGGATTACCCAACATAAAACTAATTTCCATAAATATAAATCCAATTTCTTCTATTTCACTATTACAATTTTTAAGTATACGAAAATTTTTAAACATATCTACTTTTATACTTTTGTTATCAATTGTTTTTATCATAATTTTGAAATCATTAGAATAAGCATTATCAACTGGAATTTCAGCTATTATATTATCAACAAATTTTTTATGTAAAAAATAATAAAATGAATATAGTGTTGCTTGGGTAGGTAAAACCCATAATAATCTTTTAAAAATACGAATATATGGCAAATTTTGTAATATATAATAAAAATTACACTTTTTATTTATTTTAGTATTATTAAAATAAAGAGATAATCTATCAAAATCACGCGTAATTTGTTCATCTATTAATTCTTTATCATACTTAAAACTACTAAATAAATCTATATAAAAATCTTTTATTAAAACTTCCATTACTTTATATAATCTATTCATTCATTATTTTTAATTAATAAACTATCAATAAAACTATTTATTTCATGATTACTATAAATAGTATCATCCGAAAGAATTTCAGATATTGATTCTTTCAAAATTATCGTATCTTTATCTTTCAATATACCTACTGGTTTCATTTTATTTTGAATTAATTTAAATACAAACTTAGTATCACTATAATATTCATCATCGTTATCATAAATATTAATTTGTCTCACTGGATAATTATTACTCATTTTAATTAAATTATTTTCTAGTAAATATAGTAATAAATGAATTATCATATCATTACTTACATTTTTACAAATATCTATTTTTGATATTAATCCACTTAACAATTTGTCATTTTTAATTTCTACCTTTTTAACTATTTCTACATTTATTTTATCTACAATTTTAGTAGGCTCGAACTTTCGTTTTTCTATCTTCTCCTGAACTTTTAATATTGTATTTTTTTTATGTTTTAAATATTTTAATGGAAATGAATTTAATTCAACTACTTTTAGTTGAGCCATATTTTTAATAAAAACATTTCTTAGATTTTTTTCAAAAATATTACCCCAATGTTCCCAACCAAACTGATGGACTATTTCTTTTTTAGTATCCTTAATACACCCCTGACAAATTTTTGTTTCTTTTTCATTATGTTTAGAACAATATAAAAAGCCAGGCAATTTTTGACTAATACATCGATAAGGAATACAGGTGCCATCACTACATTGTTCTACACCCCACCGATAACTACAACATTTTTTATCACCAAAATGATACTCTAATTGAGGACCGACAATTTCATATAAACTATATATTTCAATACCTATATCAAACATAACATTTATTAATTGAAATACTCTAATTGTATCTAAGTCACTTTTAGTTTCTAGCAATGTTTCTAATAAATAATGTAGTTTTTTTGTATTCTCTTCTCGAGTGGAAACATCAAATAAAGGTCTATATGCTTCAATGATATTAAACATTGTTTTTTTAATAAATTTAAATACGATAAATATATTTCAATTTTTATAACAATAAATACAATAAATCATATTATCTCTAATATATTTATTTAAAATATTTAACATCACCTACTGATGTTTTTAGTTTATCCTTGGCGTCTGCTTTTAATACATCGACATTACCTACAGATGTTTTTAGTTTATCCTTGGCATCTGCTTGTAATTCTCCAACGTGACCTACAGATGTTTTTAGTTTATCCTTGGCATCTGCTTGTAATTCTCCAACGTGACCTACAGATGTTTTTAGTTTATCCTTGGCATCTGCTTGTAATTCTCCAACGTGACCTACAGATGTTTTTAGTTTATCCTTGGCATCTGCTTGTAATTCTCCAACGTGACCTACAGATGTTTTTAGT